GGCGCGTTCTTCGGCAGCGACAGCGAGGGCACCGAGTACAGCAGCATCGCTGGCTACTCGTCGGTCCCGGCGCAGTGGATGGGCTTCCATACGCCGCGTAGCGACAGCCGCTTCACGCTTTACGACACCTTCACCATCCAACTCGGACACATCCACTAATGAAGAAGCTGCTTATGCACCTCGCAGAAGAATGCGGGGAACTTACACAGGAGTGCATGAAAGTTCTGCGCGGTCGTAAGCGGCACCGGGAACTGACTCTCGAAGCCGCCGACGTGGTGGCGAAGATCGACGCACTCATTCATATGGGCCACATCGACAGCGTGGCATTCAACAAACAGTATCGAACCAAATTCAAGGAGTACGTCAATGGCTAAGGTAATCGCTCTCATGGGCCTGTCAGGTGCAGGCAAGGACACAGTTGCACAGATGCTCCAGCGTGGGCTGGTATCGGCAGGCGCGACGAAGGTGGAGATCGGCGGGTTCGCTGACTACCTCCGCGACATCAGCAAGCGCATCGGGCTGGACCCGTTCAAGCGCGAGACGAAGGAAGTGCCGCACGTACTCAGTGCCAGCCAGTTCGAGGAGCGCCTGTACGACGCGACCGAGACGCTGTTCATGAACAAGCTGCCGAGCCGTGACCGCGCCGCGCTGTGGGCGTATGCGATGGACGAGTACGAGGAACGCTTCCTCCGCGACCGCGATGCGACCAGCAATGACCCGTACTTCGAGATCAGCCCTCGCCAGTTCATGCAGGTGCTGGGCACGGCGGGCCGCAAGGTGCGCGACACGTTCTGGATCGAACTGGCACAGAAGAAGTGGCATGAGTCGAGCGGCATCGTGCTGGTGACGGACTGCCGCTTCGAGAATGAAGCCGCCCTCGCGGACAAGGTGCTGTTTGTCAAGCGCCCCTTCGTCTCGCCGGTCTGCCCGCACGTCAGCGAACGCCTCGCGTTCCACATCAATGCCGGGATCGTCAGCATCCCCGGTCAGGAAATCATCGACAACGGTGGCTCCCTCGAAGACCTCGAACGGGAAGTCGCTTCCGCAGCAGCCTCGCTGGCTGTTCTCTTTTCGGCTGCATTCTAAGGAGTCCACATTGAGCAAGTACCTCGTCCACAAAGCTGTTGAATTCTCCGCACTCTCCGCAGCACGCAAGAAGGCAATCGGCGCAGCGTCGATCAGCGACCTCGCCAGCAAGTACGACCTCCAGTACAAGTACGACGGCTGCAACGTCATCGTGAAGCTGCTGAACCAGCAGTCGTTCCAGATCATCAGCCGCACCGGCGAGATCGTCCGCAGCATGGATCACATCGGCCACCGCCTGCTGGCGCTGTTCCGCACGCCGCTGGAGAAGGGTCAGACGTTCGCTGTGCTGGGCGAGGCGTGGGCGCAGGGCAACTCGCAGCCGCGCATCTCGGGCTGGTTCCGCAAGCATGACCCGGTGACGCAGCTTCAGTTCGCTGCGTTCGACGCACTGCCCTTGGTGGACTTCGAGGCGGGGTCCAGTGCCATCGCCTTCGAGGACCGCTACAACAAGCTGGCGTTCTACACCCGTGGCTTCACCGAGTCGGACAAGGTCTTCCTCTGCCCGCTGCTGACGGCAGGCACGTACGGCGATCCGATGGACCGGGCGGACGAACTGTGTGCCCACGGTGACAAGCGCGCATTCGACGGCGCGATCCTCCGCGACCCGAAGGCAGGCTGGAAGGCTGGCGCTGGCAGCGACGGCGCGATCATCAAGGCCAAGCCCCGCGTCACGTTCGACCTCCGCATCGCGGGCGTCGAGGAAGGCGAGGGCAAGTACAAGGGCACGACGGGCAAGGTGGTGCTCCAGTTCGCTGACGGCACGGTGGTGAAGGCCGCAGGCGGCACGGACGCCGAGCGCGCCGCGTGGTGGGAGGGCACGGTGCAGATTCAAGGCTGCATCGGTGAGGTGGCCTGCCTCGAACGCCTGCCGAGCGGCGAGCTTCGTGAGCCGGTGTTCAAGGGCGTGCGCTTCGACAAGGTGGACATCGACTGATGTCGGTGCCGCGTACGCAGGTTGAACTGGAGGCGGAGACGCGGACGGCTGGCATTGCACGGGCCTCCGCGATGATGAACAGACGAGAGCAGGACGGACACGCCGACACGAACCCGTACGCAGCAGCGATCTTCAGGCGCTGGGTGCTGCCGCTGATCGACGTGGTAGCAGCGGAGGTGGCAAGCACGGGTAAGGCAGGACGGCGGGCGGCGCACGTAGCGCTGCTCAAGCCGCTCGACCCGGCAGCGGTGGCGTACATCGCTGTGCGTGATCTGCTCGTGAACTTGCTGAAGGACGGCGCACAGGACGTGCGCAAGGTGGCCCGCGCAATGGGCAAGACGATCTACGGCGAACTCGTGCTCTCTACCTTCGAGCATGTGCAGCCGGAAATCTTCTGGACGCTGGTGCACAACCTCGAAAAGAAGCAGTCGAAGTCGGCTGACCACCGGGTGAACGTGATCCGCAACGCAGCGAACACGCACCAGATTCGACTGCCTCAGTGGGAAGTCAGCGACCGTGAGCAGGTAGCCCTGTTCCTGATCGAGCAGCTTCGCCTGCTGGGCATGGTGGAAGTCACCAAATCGACGCACAAGGCGATGGGACGTGGCGTGGTGGTATCGATGGAGGTGTCGTTCTCCGAGGCCGCTATGAAGGCTGTGGAGCAGATCAAGGGCCACGTCGAACTGACCATGCCGTACAACCTGCCGTTCATCGAGCAGCCGAGGGATTGGGTGTCGGCATTCGACGGCGGGTATCACACCCCGGAGATGCGTCGCCAGAACCCGAACGCGGTGAAGTGGGTACGTGGGGCCAGGACTGACCGGGAGATGCCGGTGGTGCTGGAGGCGCTGAACCACCTGCAAGCGGTGCAGTGGCGCGTGAACAAGAAGATGCTGAAGGCGGTGCAGGACTGCGCGAAGCACGGCATCGACATGGACGAGATTCTGTCGCAGGCAGAACTGCCGAAGCCGCCTAAGCCCGAGTGGCTTCAGGAGGACATGAAGAAGGAGGAGATGACCGGCGATGAACTGAACGAGTTCTCCGCATGGAAGCGCCGCATGGCGGACTGGCACACGGAGCGCAAGCTGCGGGGCACGAAGTGGGGCCGCTTCTACACGACGACCCGCACGGCGCTGAAGTTCGCTGACTACGAGCGTATCCACTTCATGTATCAGGCTGACTTCCGTGGGCGGCTGTACGCCCTCACCACCGGCATCAACCCGCAGGGCAGCGACATCCAGAAGGCGCTGCTGGAATTCGCACAAGGCAAGCCGCTCGATACTCCGGACGCGGTGCGCTGGTTCAAGATCAACGGAGCTAATCGATTCGGAGTGGACAAGAAGCCATTCGAAGATCGCATCACATGGGTACACGAAAATGAACGATACATCCTCCAATGGGCAAACGACCCTGTCGGGCACCGTGGCTGGCAAGAAGCTGACGCGCCTCTCCAGTTTCTTGCGTGGTGTTTCGAATACGCCGAGTGGAGATCAAGCCCTTCTACTTTCCAAAGTCGCGTCGCAGTGGGCCTCGACGGTAGTTGCAATGGCCTTCAGCACTTCTCGGCAATGCTGCGAGATTCTGTTGGAGGACGGGCAGTTAATCTCACTCCCGGTGACAGACCTGAAGACATCTATCAGCGCGTAGCTGATGTCGTAGCAGCCAAACTGTCCGATCCGAATTTTGAGTACCGACGTGAGAGCGATTCTGTTTATCGGGAGAAGTGGTTGGCCCACGGTATGAATCGTTCCATTGTCAAGCGTTCGGTTATGACTCTGCCTTATGGCTCGACGCGGTTCTCGTGTGCTGAGTTCATTGTCGAGGATTACCTGAAGCGTGGTGAGGCTCCTGAGTTCGAGACGACTGAGTATCGATTCGCTGCTGAGTTCCTTTCCCATCTTGTGTGGGCTGCGATTGGTGATGTTGTTATTGCGGCTGCTGCTGCGATGGGATGGCTTCAACGCACTGCTTCCTCGCTTATGAAGCGCGGCTGGCAACAGATCGAGTGGATCGCCCCGTCTGGTTTCCCGGTCATGCAGTGCTACACGGAGATGGAGTTCGTGCACGTCAACACGAAGCTGCTCGGCAAGACGCAGATTCGCGTGGCGACCGACACGGACACGCCGGACGCGAGCCGTCATAAGAACGGAATCGCACCGAACTTCGTGCACTCGATGGACGCTGCTCATTTGGTCCTGACCGTTGAGGAGTGCAAACGGCAGGGTATTAATTCACTGGCGATGATTCACGACGACTATGGCACTCACGCTGCGGACACGCAGAAGCTGTACGACGCGATTCGCCACACCTTTGTGGAGATGTATGAAAAGAACGATCCGCTCGCTGAGTTCAGCGCTCAGTTCAACGATCTCCCGGCTTTGCCGAGCCGGGGTGATCTGGACCTGTCTCAAGTTCGCCAATCCGCGTTCTTCTTCGCCTGACGTTTCTCTGTCTATCAAGTCAAGCGAATTAACCGGAGACGGTGATTCTAATTTCGATGGACTTGATAGACGCACAACCGGAGCACCTATGGAAGTAATCAGACTTACAGCAGACATGATGGCGGAATTGGAGAAGCAGCTTCCGCCTCCGGTAGTCACATCACAAACAACGGACCTCCTCGCCGGGTATCAACTCGGTGTGCAGGCGGTCCTCCAAAAGCTGAGGGCGGGCTATGTCATTGATCGAGGGTAAGTGGGGTGTGCACTTTTCACAGGACGACTGGGCTGCAATCGACGCAGCCCTCGACCGGCAATTCGCCGCCATGCAAGACAGCCCGAAGAAGTGGTTCGGTACGGTCAGCCGCCGAAAGGTCGGTGAAGTCCTCCGCTCCGGTGCATTCGAACTCCTCCTCGTCAACGGCTACCTGCTCGGTATGTCGGTCGATGCTCCGTGGTGGAGCGAGGGAGACAAGGTTCTGTACGAGCAGATTCTGCTCAAAGTCGATCCAGCGGCTTCGAACATTCGACCCGTCATTCGAACACTCATTCAGTGTGCACGAGTGGTAGGCGCTGCGGGCGTTGCGGTGGGCACTGCCCTAAACCCGTCCGACAGGAAACTGGCACGCATCTACGAGCGGTTCGGCTTTCGGACCGCCGCACATTCACTTTATTTGGAGATCACATGAGCGGATTACTCAAGAGCGTCACGAACCTCGTCGGCAAGGCGCTGGGCGTAGGCGGCAGTCAGGTGGCAGACGACAGCGGCGCGAAGGCGCAGGCAGCAGCCATTCAGGCAGCAGCCGAGCAGCAGGCACAGGCAACGCGTGACGCAGCAGCCTCACAGAAGGCAGCAGCGGACTCGGCAGCCAAGGCACAGGCCGAGCAGGCAGCGCAAGCAGCAGCAGCCGCACAGGCCGCAGCACAGGCCGCTGCCCAGCAGCAGATGTCGCAGGTGAACCAAGCAGCCATCTCGCGCCAGCAGGCCGATCAGGCAGCGTCTGACGCGGCGGCAGGGCAGTCGCAGAACACGGTGAGCGTGGACACGAGTGCCAACGCGGCTGCGGGTGACGAGACGGACCCGCGTCGCAAGTACAAGCAGGCGGCGGCAGCAGGCGCTGGCGCTTCGTCCAGCAGCGGCACGGGCATTAGCCTCTCCTAATGCACAAGACAGCCGAGGCTGCATGGGAAGCGTTAGAGCGGACCAAGCAGCCACTGCTGACGCGCTGCGAGAAGTACAGCGCGTTCACCCTGCCCACCATCATCACACCTCCCGGTTACACCGAGGAGAATGAAGAACTCCAGACCGATTACCAGTCGGTCGGCGCGCAGGGCGTCAATAACCTTGCGAACAAGCTGATGCTGGCTCTGTTCGCTCCATCCCGTCCGTTCTTCCGGTATCAGATCGATCCGAAGACGGCGATGCAGTTGCAGAACACGCTGAAGATCAACCCGTCGGACTTGCAGGAGATGCTGGCTGAGGCCGAGCGTTCCTGTATCAAGCTGCTCGACTCGATGGGTGCCCGTCCCAAGCTGTACGAGGCGATGAAGCACCTGATCGTCACCGGGAACTGCCTGCTGATCCTTGGCGACAAGGGCGACGTGCCGATGCGCGTGCTCGGGCTGAAGCGCTTCTGTGTGAAGCGATCGATGTCCGGCAAGGTCATCCGTATCGTGATCCACGAGAAGGTGCGCTTCGACGAGCTGGACCTGAAGGTGCGCGAGTTCCTGAATTCGCAGACAGCCAAGTACCAGAACGCTGACGTGAACGACCAGCATAAGTCACCGGAAGTGAAGTACTACACGCTGGTGGAGTGGGATGGCGTCAAGAACTACATGGTCACGCACCATGTGGACGAGTTCAAGCTGCCCGACATCTTCGACGGCAAGTACACCGAGGACAACTGCCCGTACCGCGCACTGACGTGGGAACTGCACGACGACAACGACTATGGCACGGGCCTCTGCGAGCAGATCGCTGGCGACCTCGCCTCGCTGTCGGTGCTGTCGGAAGCTGAGGTGAAGGGAGCGATCCTGGCCTCAGAGTTCCGCTGGCTCGTGAACCCGGCAGGCTCGACCCGTCCCGAGGACGTAGAGCAGAGCGAGAACGGCGCGGCGCTCCCCGGCACGAAGGACGACATCGTCCCGCTCAACAGCGGCACTGGCTCCTCGATGCAGTACATCGACACCGTGGCGACGCGCTACATCAACCGGATCGGCAAGGCGTTCCTGCTCGGCTCCGCAGTGGTCCGCGACGCAGAGCGCGTGACTGCCGAGGAAATCCGGATGCAGGCGAACGAACTGGAAACAACGCTGGGCGGGGTGTACTCGCGCATGGCGGTGGACTTCCAAGGTCCGATGGCCTTCTGGCTGACCAAGCTGACCGGCGTAACGCTGAACGGCAAGGGCATCACGCCAATGGTCATCACCGGCCTCGACGCCCTCTCCCGGAACGGCGACCTCGACAACCTGAAGATGGCGCTGCAAGACCTCGCATCGGTGGCAGGGATGCCTCCGCAGGCGCTGGCTGTCCTCCAGTGGGATGCCATCGCCAAGGCGATCTTCATGGGCCGAGGCGTCGCGTACAAGGACTACGTCAAGTCAGCCGATCAGATCGCGGCAGATCAGCAACAAGAGCAGCAAGCGGCACTGGCGCAGCAAGCGGCCGGCCCGGTTGCAGGAGCCGTCGCAGGCGGCATGACCTCACAAGGATAAGGACACATGGAAATCGAAGGCACTCAGTTGGCAGGTGGCGCAGTCTCCCTCGCGCCGGTACAGGCACCGCAACCCACGCAACCCGCAGCACCCGTAGAGGCTCAAGCGCCCGCCGATCAAAGCACCGACTTCGGTATCTCGCTTGACCTCGCCTCGACGGCAGAGACGCACGAGGAAGCGCAGAACCGCGAGGCAGTCGCCGCGCTGGAGAGCGAGGCACAGGGCTGGATCGACCCGACCAAGGGCAGCGTCAAGTACGAGAGCACCGGCGACGCGGCTCTGGACGTGGCGCTGGGCTTCCTCGCCAAGCATGGCTACTCCCACCACCACCCGGCTGTCCAAGCCGCTGCACAGGGCAACTTCGGCCTGCTGGAGGCGGAACTGGCTGGCAAGGGCATCGCTGGCTGGGAGCAGCACGTCGCGCTGGGCAAGGAGGCGTTCGGTCGCGGCGCGGAGCAGGCGAAGCTGAAGAACCACGAGATCAAGCAAATCTGCCTACACGCCACGAACGGTGACGAGGCTCTGTGGGGCGACACGCTCTCCCACTGGAGCCAGAACGCTGAACCAGCGGAGAAGAAGGCGGTGAACGCGGCGCTGGCAGGCGGCGGCATCCTCGCTGAGGCGATGTCGGCCTACATGGTGCAGTTGTTCAAGCAGTCGTCGGGTGTCTCGTACAACCCGGCTGTCAGCGTCGTGAACCAGTCGGCCACCGCCTCGGCGGCAGGCGCTGGCTCCGGCCCGCTCAGCCCGGCAGCGTACACGCAGGCTGTGATGTCGCTGCGTCAGAAGGTCGGCAGCAACATCGACGGCCACCCCGAGTACGCCAAGCTGCAAAGCCGCCGCGCCCAGTACCGCGGTTAAGCAGTAAATCCCGCAGAGGCCCGCCAGCAAACGCTGAGCGGGCTTTTGTCGTTTCTGGCAGTCAATTTCGCTGGACTTGATAGACACAGAAACGTGTCGCTTCGAAGCCACACAACCACACAACGAATTAGGAGTCCTCTATGGGTATGTCCGTAGTCAATATCACTCGCCCGTTGGCGAACCTGCAAGTCGGTAACAACGTTCAAGTCGGTAAGGGCGGCGCAGCCGATCCGCTGGCTCTGGCAATCGAGGAGTTCGGTGGCGTCGTCGAGCACACCATCGCTCGCAAGTCGATCATCCGTAGCTTCGTGCCGATCCGCTCGGTCAAGGGCACCTCGACGGTGTCGAACTTCCGCGTCGGTGAATCGACCCTCTCGAAGGTCACGCCGGGTACGGCACCCGATGCCACCGTCAATCAGACGGGCAAGGTATCGCTGACCATCGACACGCTGGTGAACGCACG